CCGCTTTTCCGGATCGAAATCCGAATTCTGAGTGGAATAAACCAGTTCCATAAAAGTCTCCGTAGCGGCCATCGCTGGCCGCTGTCAGGGCCAGTATCAGCCGCCGGCTGGTGGCGTAGTGGTCAGGGTGATCATCACGCCTGCAGTGACCTTATTGCTGTCCGCATGCTTGACCCAGTTGGCAGCCGAGCCGACGGCAGCCAGCGTCGGGTTCGAGCCGCCGGTAGCGTCCTTCCAGCTGTAGCCCAGCACGTCGATGTTCACGGTACCTTCGGCGCGATAGCCGATACCGAGGTTTTCTTCGTCGTCGACCGTGTAGGAGCGGAAGCCTGGGGCCTGGGACTCGGTGATCACCACTGCATTCGGCAGCAGACCGAAAATCACGTCGGCCGGCGCGGTGTCGGTTACCAGCACCGGCTTGCCGAGAGTGCCCGGCAGGCCGCCATAGATGACGACGCCTGCTTCTTCGTAGATCTTGTTGGTGATCGCCTCGTCTACGATGTCGAAGTATGCGCTGGAGTGCATGACCCACAGGGCGATACGGCCGAATTTGTCGCCGAACTTGCGCATGCCGCGAGTCAAGGTTTTCTTGCCATCGGTCTCGATGTTGGCGGTGACCACCATGCCGGCGTTGGAGCCGATAGCAGCGCGCAGCGCGGCAGTGGCGTACTGGATGAAGCCTTCCAGAGTGGCGTCAGCGACGTCTGCGCCGATAATCTGGGAGAACTCGTCGACCGGACGACCACGGCGTTTGAACGCCTCCTCGGTGGTCTGGTACGGACCGTACTTCCACGGCGCCTTGACGCCAACGGCTTCACCTGCGCCGATCTTCTTCGCGGTCACCTTGCCGGTGGAGTTGACGTCGCGATGTTCCAGCGAGCCGCCGATCTTGTAGAACGAGCGCTTGCGGAAGTCGCCTTCGATCAGCTCGTTGTCGAGCACAATCGCGCCGTTGGACGATGCGTTGAACACATCGAGGTTGTCCTGGACACGCTCCAGGTATGCGGTTTGCGCCTCATCGTTGTAGATGATCAGGTCGCTGTTCACAGTCGTTGCCATGGGTGAATCCCCTTACTTGGGCAATTGCAGATATGCGGTTTGGCCGTGCTTGCGCTGGTAGTCGCGCTTTTGCTCGGCAGTCATTTCGGAGCGTTTGAATGCAGCCTGGCCGCCACCCCCGCCCGGGGCTTGTGTCCCTGAAGCCCTTGGCCACAGATGAGGTGCGCTTTCGCGCAGCGATTCCGCCCATTCGAGCGGGGTCAGAGGAGTCTTGCCGTCTTTGCCGAGGATGACCTGGCCGGATTCATCAACGGCGACTGTTTCGCCCTCTTCGTTCAGCGAGAACACGCCCTTGGCGCGCAGGATGATGTCGTCGGTTGCTTCCGGCAGTGCGCCGGCTTTCAGCGCTGCACCGCGTACCGAGTCGCCCAGGACTTTGCCCTGGAACTTGGCGGCGAACGCTTCGGCCTTCTCGGCCCGCGCAGTGAGCGCCTTCAACTGCTTATCGTTGTCGGCGCGCAAGCGCTCGGTGCGACGATTGAACACCTCGTCCACCTTGCCCTCAGTCAGCAGCTTGGTTTCCTCGTCTTGGCCGGCCCGGCTGAGCAAGCCTTTGACGGCGTCGATGTCGATACCCTCGAACTGAGTTTCGAACTGCGACAGCTTGGTAGTGGTGTCTTTCAGCTTGCCCAGCAGTTCGGAGTTTTTGGTTTTTAGACCAGAAACGGAGGCCTCAACGGCAGTCGCGATAGCGGCCTTGATTGCCGGATTGTCCAGGTCGATTTCGTTTTCTTCTGCCACGTTGATGCGCCCCTTGGATATGTATTGCCCGCTTTGCAGGCATAAAAAAACCTGCAAATGCAGGCGGAAATTACGTTCTTTGCTAGCATCTCCCGACGCTTTTCCAAAGCCCTGAAACTGACTTGATGGATAGAAATTCAGTGACCAAAAAGATGCAGACTCACGAAACAACGAATCCTGAACAGAAGAAGCGATTTAACGAAGCAATTCTTATCGCCGTCATTGCCTCACTAGTCACTGGAATAGGCGCTGGACTCACTTTTTACTCAAGCTATCTAACAACCCGTCAGGCGAGCGCCCAGAGTTGTATTCAAAGGCTGGACCAGCAGGAAGTTCGCATACGAGAAAAAGCCGCCATGTTCCTTGGGAACCTCTCCGACCAGTACAAAATGATGAAATGATTTCTCTGTCAGTCAAAACCATGAGGTCCGCGCTTGAGTTCTCCGCATTTGCCCCGACCGAAATGGGCATATCTGCAATAAAAGTTGCTTCGGCTGTCCGAGACACTCTGATCGTAGATAGCAATGAGGAAATCATTGCCGCAGTGGACAAATTGAATGCGACTGCCCAGGAATGGCCAACGCAGTACTACCAATTAATGGATGACTTTCAGCGAAGCCGACTTGACTGCCAAAAATAGGAGATCGGTCAAATACCGGCGCGTTCGAATGCCAAAGGCTCCAGCCCTTTCATTTGCGCAAGCGTCAGTGGCGCAAAATTGCGATCGAGCTGAAGTTCTGCGAAGCGCTCAACGGTCAGTCCTCCTTCGCGAAACAGCTTAGCCCGCACCGGCCCGATAGCCACATCCTGAAACGACGCTGGCTGCTGCTGAAGCCAGTGGTAATAGTCGAGGCTCGCGCTAACCTGCCCTGCGCCATCTGAGCCCACCGAGGCTCGGGTAGCGCCCTTGGCAAACATCTCGCTGAGCTTGGTCAGCAAGACGAACGTGGTCCGGCAGTTCGGGTGAAACGGCGGACGCGGACCAGAGTTGACCGGGAACCGCCGCTTATCCATCGACCGACACTGCTGGCTGGTCTTGCTGTCCAGCGTGGCGACCATCTCGACTTCGGAAACGATGTCCGTGTTGGCCTTGGCCACCTCCATGCGTGCCTGGGACGACACATGCTGAATCGCGGTGTGCACAACCGTGCTGGCATTACGGTTGGTGGTGGCGAGAACCCCATCCTTGTACCCGGCTGCCTTGGTGCCGCGGATGTTGCGGATGATCTGGAAGTTCGTTTGGCCTTCGAAGAAGCCCTGCCGGATCGTGCCGGTGACGCGGTCGCGCTCGGCACTGGTCCACCCCTTGATAAACGACTTCAGCACCTTACCGCCCCCGGTGCCGCGCACACTGAGGGGATTGGTCAGTACCGCCGTGCGGATAGCCGCTGCCGTCGGAGCAACCACATCCAACGAAACACCAAAGGGCGCCGACCGGGCTAGGCTCGACGCCTCAAATTCAGCCTCGTAGTTTACGATGTCAATCAGGTCGAGGTTCAGTTGCGCGCTGTAGCGGTCGAAGATGCCCAACAGCAGACTATCGACCTCTTTCAGCAGCGCCTCCAGCCGCTTCACGTTGTACTCGGTCAGATCCGACTGGGTGAGCCGGTCACGGATCGAGCGGTCGATCTCTTTGAGGAAGGGAGCGAACTTGCCGACCTCCCCAGCCTTCAGCTTTTCGAGGAAGACCGCGTGCCGGATCGTGGCGTCAAGGATTGCTTGGTTTACCGCCATTTGCGTTGTCCTCATCGTCCAGGCCCAAGCCGTCGCCCTGCTCCGCCAGCTCGCCATCGATTTGCTGGTCTGTGCGCTCAGGCGCGATCAGGCCCAACTTGCGTAGGTACGCCCGAAGATCCGCCTTGGCGAATCCACCGTTCTGCCAGAGGCCGACCAGTGCGGTGATCATTTGCGGATCCGCCGTCAGCTCCACGAACTCCTGATTGATCTGGTAGGCGACCTTCGCGTCGTCGACGCCCATGTAGGTACAGCACCACATGATCGCCCGGGTGTAAGCCTCGCTGACGTTCGCGACGCAGCCGGCAAGGACCGACGTCGATGCAGACTGATCACCACGGGCTTCGGTAGCCGTCTTGGACGAGAGGGAAGCCACCACCATTCGGGCGCCCAGCTCGATCATCATCTGGTTCTTGTCGGCCATGGCCTCCTTCACCAGCGTGTTCGGCAATGGCTGGGCGTATCCGAACTGGCCACCGGCAGGCAGCATCATCGGTGCTCGAGACCCAACGTAAACGCCGTTCTTCTCCATCCAGTCGCGCCACTGCTCGTCCAGACCCGAAATCCATGGCTGGGCCTGGCCGCACCAGAAGACGCTGTCTTCATAGTCAGCGCTGTTCCGGTAGTGCCCCAGGTTGATCATTGCAATGTCGTATAGCGGTGACTCGTCAATGCTCGGGTCATTGTTCTGTGCGCCTACGAAGGTGAACGGGATTTCCTTCAGGCGTCCGGCGGCGCCGGTGGGTTTGAATTCCTGAACAACAGCCAGCGGTCCGCCACCTTTCGGCCCGGACCGGCGCCAAACGCGGCAGACAAAGCCCTCAGTCTCAAGCGCCAGTTCCCGGTATTGCTCTACCACCTTGAAACCGAAGCCGTCTTCGATTTCCGGTGATTCGCGCAACACCACCAGAGTCAGCACGCTGTGCCCGTTCACCATCCCTGTACGCCAGTTGATGATGTCCTCAGCGCAGTACGACAGGATCACCGAGTGCCCACCGGCGCCGGCGTCTTGGTGATAGTCGACGTACAGACCATGCCGCCCAGCCTCAAGCACCTTTTCCAGTGTGCCTTGCGAGTGCTGGTAGATGCTCACGCCGGAGCCATTGGCGTTGTCCTGCAAGTACTCCAGTTTCTTCGCAACAGCCAGCGTGGGGTCTTTGTGGAAGGCCAGGCCGAGCAGTCCGTTACGGGTATGGCCCGTGGCGTTCTTGAACACCGCCCGCTCGCGATAGGCCTTGTTGCGATCCTTATTCTCAGGCGACGTGTCGTG